AGTAGTCTCCTATGAGTTAACTGAGTTAAGTGGGGTGCTTTGTCTGTCCCTAATCACTGGCGCACCCCTTGGCCCTTCATAGGTAAGTCAGGTTCCTGTGTGAATCCGCTTGTTGTCGCAAGCTATTTCAACCACCGCAACAAGCCCCTGACGGCTGTTGTCTATCTGTATAAGTTACCAAAGTGGATGTTATTAGTCAAGTGAGGCAGACTGATTGTCATTCTCAAATGGTAACTCTAACTCTACAAGATATTGCTTGGTAAAGGCGGAGTAATCTCCCGCAATTACATCAACAAGTAACTGTTGGAAATACTCTGCGTACTTAAAACGCACAGGTTCACCAACCATTATCGGAAGATGAAGAATGCCACCATTAATATAGAGGGCTACCTCACTTCCAGATACTGTGTTGTCCTCATCATCAAACCACTGGCCCAGCGAGAGCCAGCAGTCAGTTTCAACAGGAATAATAAAATTACGCCATTCGGCATTACTTGTAATCAATGTAATGACCTCCATATGACCTATGAATTGCGGAGCGCACTAAGTCAGCAACGGTCACTTGCTTACTTTGCTCCTTGGTTAACTTACGAGCGAGAGAACGGAGCGCATCCAATTGGGTACGAGAAAGCGTACAGGTATAACGCTCCGTTGGGTTAACTGAGTTAAGTCTATGCGGCATCGGCATACTCATGGGCTACCCAATAAGGCGCATCACGCCCCCGCTCCCACTTAGCAAACCGCATCTTGTCACCAAGATAATAGTCGCGGTAAGCCTGTAGCGTATCAACTTGATGATACTGTTCTGGCATACACTGAGGCGGCTCAATAAAAGCGGTATTTGGTAGGGCATTCAGTATATCAAAATGACCCAGAGCATGTACAAGACGGCTGGAAGCGTGTGGCTTGCCAAAACGGAACTCAAATTCAGAACATAGGTGCTGGAATAAAGCATGAGTCCAGACGTACTGACAAATACCACTCCGTACCCATGCGGTACTTGGATGGTTTAGGTAAGCTGGCCTGTAGATATCTGGAAGCACGGTATAATTCGGCGGTGATAGGACACACCAAGCCGCTGTCGATAGCATCTGTGCAGTCTCCAGCGTCATCTTGGGTATGTGCTTGTCGCAGAGGGCTTGCGCGGCCCCCTGCGGTGATGATTCAAGATAGAATAGGTTCACGATAAAACTCTCCTAGTGCCTGAGTGGATAATTGAGCGGATACCTGTTTGAAGCAGGAAGGTAGCCACCATGAGTATCAGCCCATGAGCAAGCCCAACGTAGCCTGAGTAGAAGCAATCAAGGCAATACAAAACAAGGGCAGTGCCAGCGACAATAGAAAAGATGGTCAATAGTTTTTCTAACATAATAATAGTCTCCAATGAGTTAACTGAGTTAACTGGTTTAGTGAGTAAGGAACAAAACTTGGCGGGTCTGTGCAGACCAGCAGAACGTGCAAGTGGCGCACGATTCAGCCTTGCCAGTTTGTTCGGGACATACGGCAGATTTGCCGCTTTCTTCTACGGCTACCTCGATTGAGTTAGCAGAGAAAACTTCATCGGTTGCATTGCTGAACCGCACGGAAAAACGAGAGCCAACACCAGCGCGTAGGGCTTCGATAGCAAACCCGATAGGCGTATCTGGCGCATAACCAGTGAATCCCCAGACTGCAAGGTTTGCATGTCGATACATTAGCTTCTGCCAGTGCTGGACATAATCAACAGAATAGAAATCACCCAGAACATGAAGGCGCACGATAACGCCCTTGTATATGGCGCAATGCTCGGCAATCTCGCGCTCTATGGCATCCTCAAGAGCCTTGCCAGCAGGGAAGCGGTGAGCAAAGGCCATGTTGTTGCCATAGCAGTTGTCCCAATGGAAACACTCGCGAGGGCAAGTGGCACGTTCCTCTAGAGTAAGTGTGAAAATGACGTAGCCCTTGAACTCGCCTTTGCGAATCATGGGTAGCTTGTCCTTAGAAATCTTCTTGTTGCGCGATACCTTGAGAACGCCAGTGGTGCAGTCTTCTACAGTACGTCTAGCGTTTGGGTACATGGTGAACGGTGGCTTGTCGGTATCCGCCTTGCGAATCTTTTGCTGTAATTGTTGCATCTTGGTAAGTCCTTATATAAATGGGTTAACTGAGTTAACTGGATGGTGAGCCGTGGAGGAATATGGAAAACGGAAAACTACTCACCACCCAGTCTGTATATATTACCAGTGTGGATGACTCAAATCAAGAGGCACAGACTCTCGGAATCAGGAATGATAGGTTATGATAGGGTTGAAAAAAAAATCAGAAAAAAAAAGCCCCCACAATTTCTTGTGAGGGCTGTTTGGTTTTTAGTCTAGGTTTTTCGCTGTTTTAATCCAGAAACATATGCAACCTAGAGAGAAGATAATATAAAGCGTTGCGAGTGTAATCATTACGCGACCGCGCTTGCCATTGTGGCCTTATCAAAAGTGTTGGCGCGGGCTTTTTTCTTGGCGTTGCTTTTTGGTGCGGCTTTTGCTGGTGCGATTGGCTCTTGTTTCTTTTCGGCCTTCTTCGCGGCAACGGCTATTTCCTTGATGCGCTTCGCCTCAAATTCGATACCCGCTTTGATATCCTGCAATAAAACCTTCTCCATTTTTGCTAGTGTCTCAGGCTTGTCGGCCCATTCTTTCCGCATGGCTTTAATGGCAGATAAAAGAGCATCCTCTTTTTTCGGGTTAACCGTCTTTTTCATTTCGGTGAATGTTGGTGCCTTCGCAATGCCGCCATGCTCTTTATCAAATTTGTTCATCTGCGCGCGGTAGGTTGATAGAGTGCCTTTGGGCCATGCGCCGCCTTCGCGCTTGGTGTAAGTGCCGCCAGCCTCAGGATTGCCGCCTTCATCGCCTTTGTAATCATAGCCCATCATGTAAGCAATATTATTAAACGCTTGTTCGACTGTAATATCCTCAGCTTTGCAAAGCCGCTTCACTGCATCAAACAGGCTATCTGAGAGCCTTGCTATATCCGCGCTGAGTGCCGCGCTTGCCTCCTTACCCTCAAGGATATTGTGACAGATGGTTAAGGCTTCTTCGTGGCTTCCCATTAGGGCATCAGAGTTTTTGAGGTGGTTTGCTTCTTGTGTTGTTTTTGTCATTTTCTTGGTTTCCTTATTGGTTAACTGAGTTAATTATTAGGGCCACTTTGCGACCAGTTTTTGGCGGGTTCTTCCCACGCCTTTTTATGCCATATATAGCGCACGGATGCAAGTGTTACAGTATGGGATGACTAAGGAAAAAGAAAAAAATAGATGGAAGAACAAGTAAACAAAGTTAACTCAGTTAATCCGCGATTGCCTGAGGGCTTGCCAGTTAACTCAGTTAATCTGCATTAGACTATAGAACTAACGTGCCGCAATGATATCAATCGGTTGCCGCATGGCGTGGCGTGGCCCGTGGCGTATGCCCTAGACCGTACCCTTGAAATTTACAGCACACCAGCCAGACCCCCTAAGGGGTGCTTCGGCCTGTCATACCTATGCGGTACGGTTTCAGATTTTTTCACCAAATATCCAAGGGGACATCCATTGGTGTAAGACATACTCTGCTTGTTTTCTTACCATAAGGCATAGGAGAGGGTAGAGTACCACAGGTATCCCACAGGTATCCTATAGGTATCCTATAGATATCCTATATATAACCCCCTCCTATAATGTCCATCAAAGTATAAACCACTGATTTCCTACTTCACCACGCTCTGGTTTCAGAAGGGTATTAGTAGAGAATCTCTCAAGGGTTTCCATCAGGAGTTCTTCCTTACGGTCTACGATGGCCTTATCGACATCAGATGCCATTTGTTCTACCCAATAAGCAATAGCCATAGATAGAGCATCCAAGCGGTCATCGTGAGCCAGCGCACCACGGTCTTTTGTGATACGGGTCATTTGGTATGCTAGTGTGTACTTAGGTGCTTTCTCAGTACTGTAGTTCTGTACAGACTGCCAATCACGTTCTATGACCTTGGGGTCTATAACAAGTCGATGCTGGTTCATTACGGGTTCTAGGGTATCAATGATTCTCAGTTCTTTTTGCTTGCTATGTCGTACCTCGTTGATGGTCACTTCGTACACTTTGTGTATTACTGGCTTGAACAACTCTGTGAACATACCGTCACCAAAGTTGCTCTCCACGATAATCTCATTGACCTTATTGTTCTTAGCTATGACTGCGAGGGCTTGAAGTGTCTCTTTGGCGTAACCGCCTTTGACACCCCCTGCGTCAGTAATGAACAATTGACCATTGAGCATCTTGACTACAGCGTATGCTGTTTCGTCTGCGCCTCGACCTGAAGGGTCAATAGCCATGACAGAGCCAGTGTAGTCTAAGTAGCTACCTACTGTGTCCTGTGGGGTAAAGTATTTGTCCCCTGCAAGACCAAGGTTGGGTAGTTCTTTTATCTCATTCTGTGGTACACGCCCCCACATGACCTTCTCAGGTGCTTTGTCCATATCCAGAGGCATGACTATAAGGTCACTTAGCTTCAGTGGATATCTGTCTGCATCAGAGAGGCTGGTGTCGAGCATGAACTGAAGACTGAAACCAGAGCGTCCATAGGACAACTCACGTTCTGTAAGGTCTTCATCAGTAAATCTCTTCGGGTCTGTAGGAAGCCCTGTGAGAGCCTCTTCGTCCTTATCTAGTAGGTCATTAACCATAGGAGCCAAGCGGCCACTGTAGCGGCTTCTGACGGCCTCTGAGGGGTATCTTGCGGGCCATATTCGGGCATCATATCCACGGTTGGGTAACTCCTCGTATAACGACATCTCTGTCTGAGGTGTTCCAAGGTAGATAATGCGTCCGTCAGGTTTTAATACCGCGTCAAATTCCTTAACAGCTTCTGCTAGTTTTTCTCGCATCATTTGCGTGGCAGAGTTGTTAGGTATCTCAATGTCATCCGCTACGATAATGTCTGCACGACTACCAGATAACTGTCCAGTAATACCAACAGACTTTACGCTAGGGGAGTGAGAAGGCCCAGCGGGGCCAACGTCAAAGGATATTTTACTTGCTCTCTGCTCCTCGCGTGGCTTCAAGTGATGAAGCACGGGCATATCGTTGATAAGCCTTTGGGTGAATGTAGAGAAGTCATCAGACCTGTTCTTGGATGCCGACACAACCAGAACCTTACACTCTGGGTCAAGGAGTAGCTGATGAACTACAAAGGCACTCGTAATGTAAGATTTACCTACACCACGAAATGCCTCAATAACCTCACGCCGTGGGCCATGCTGTAAATATTCAGCTATGTCATATTGGATTGGCGTGGGTTCAGGTAGGTTAAGGTGTTTCCATACTAGGTACAGAAAGTTTCTAAAGTCAGTGAGTTTTGATGAGTTCGATTTCTTCATCTTCATCAAACGGCAGTTCGTTGATTAGTGCCTGAAGTATTGAGCCATCTGTCGGGATTGCTTCAATGCCGTTATCTTTCAGGAACTTAACTGCTACAGACAAGTCTGCTGGTTTTGCTTCACCAGACTGAATACGGGCTAGTAACTCGTTGGTTACTGCCTCGTGTAGCATATTTAGGGTTTCGGTTGCTTTAGTCATTTGGGTTGCTTGCTCCTATTTAGAGACTTTGCCATAACTCGTAGGTTACTAGGACTATTGTCAGTAGCATCAAAATTGCGGTGGTCAACCTCACGGTTGTCACCCTTCTGTACAAGTCCTCTATTAACTGCGTAACGTCTTGCCGCATTGCGTCCCGCTCTCCGTTTCTTCTGTTCGGGTTTTGCGTGGTATTGGCTGTATTCTCTCTTGTAATCCCTTATTCTGGTCATAACGCTCTCTGTTTATTTTTGCTTGTTCTGAGGTTGTGTGATTACTCATGTCCCACATCACTTCTTCATCCTGTAAACAATGTTGATTGCGGTGTTTGCACACACTGCCAGTAGGGTAAGTATTTGCAGGAAGACTGCTATTATCTCTAATTCCATGTCCGTCCTTGTGATAAGACCAGCTTCATCTTAGCAAGTTCTATCTCAAGTTCTTGGACTTTAGACACAGTCTCTTGCACTACGGTTGGTGGCTTCCACTCGTCAATCCATGTGTCATTTTCCTCGATTTCCTCAAGCATCATAGCCATCTCGCTAGTTGTCGAGTTTCTGAGGTTCTCAAGGTCATGTTGAAGAAAAGAAATTTGCTGAGTTAGTT